CGTCGGCTAAAACACTAAAATGGAGTGAAGATACACTCAATTTTCAAGAAAGTAGAATCTTCCTCGAATGCCTGGTTTGGTAGGCCACAATCTTTGCTTTTGTTGTTCAGAGCGCGGAGTGTGTTGCCAGTTATTGGCTAGAAGTTGAATCCTGTTGGGAAAGTTGGCTGTTTCGAGTTCGTCAAGCGATTCGATTAAGCCAGTTTTCACCATCCAGAACAAATTTCCGTATGATGGGGTCCATCCCTCACTTTCAAGTCGGCGGTAGATCGTTTCACATAGTTTGTGAAAACGTTCTGAGCATCCGCAGGCTGCCATTGCTAAACCATGGCTTGATGCCATTAGCTTAGGATAAGTGTACGGTCTTTCGGGGAAAAGTAAGTGTGCAAGTAAATCTTCGTCAGTGCGATAGGGAAAGCCAAATTTACAAAAGTAGCTAAGTACGCTAATTCCGTTTAATTTGTTTCCTATTTGTGATTTCTTGACATTTATCTTTGCGTCGAAATAGTATTGTGCACTATCGGTGAGTTTGTGTAAGAATAGGGGTCCATAGATCAGGTACATTTGTTCATAGAAACGGGTCAAAGAGTCATCTCCTTGAACACGGATCCAAAAGTCTTCAGCCTCGATTTTGATACCAAGGGCAGACAGACAAGTACAGATCATGATCGCGTTAGCAAATGAATCCATCAGCTGAGTTTGCTGATATCCAGATCCGAAGCCAGAATAGTTCCATTTCCATAATGTATAATTAGGAAGTAGAATCGGAGTGTGTTTAATTGAATAACACATCCATTTCCATAGGCGTTCGATCCTTTGAGGATTCGTTTTTGCAGTGGGATAAAAAGAGGTTGGCTGATATCGTGAAAAGTCAAAATATGATCTCCAGATCTTATGAACGATGTCAATTAGTTGAAACGAAAGTCGTTTGTCAAATTGAGACCAGTCAATAGATAGATAAGTTGATCCATTTGGTATTTCATTAAATATTCGGTGCCATCCACCTTTCATCATTTCTCGTCCCCATAGCATCCTTCCGGATTCTAGGTTGAGGTAACACCGTTGGAGAGCCCAG